ATAAAAGTATAATCAGCAATGTTAACTAATTTAAAATTTTCTTTTGGATTGGTTGATGATAGATAACTTGAACCACTTGCAATAGTAACAGGTACACTATTACCATCTAAATCAAATACTTTTATACCTCCATTATATAAAGCTACAACATATTGATTATCAGCATCTCTTTGTATTTGCCAAAATTTTGTTTTGTTAGAATATACATTCGTAGCGTCTACTGTTGCAACAAAATCTAAAGGAGGTCTTTTTGATAAACCATCTACTAAACCATTTTGTAAATTAAGTTGGTCTTCTCCTTGATTAATACCTCTTTGTGTTGGTGTCTGTTGAGACATACCATTTAAAAAGTTAGGAATAGATTGCGATACAACACTTCCCATAATTAGTAATTCCTTCTAATAGTTCTATTAATTATTGAAAATGTATTACTGTCGCCTTGAAGTATATTAATGTCACTTTCTTGACTGTCTGCTTGATGAAAAGCCATAAGAGCTTCATTTTCATCTTGACCAATTAATTTTGTTATTTCAGCATCACCTATAAATCTTGAAGCAAATCTTCGTGCTGATTTCATTATAATATATTGTCTTGCGTATTCTGGTAAATCTTCAAATAATTGTACTAATACTAAATCAACTGAAGAAGGAGCTGACGTAAATTTATCTGTATGGTTATCCATATCAAATAATTTGCCGCCTCTTATTGTGTAATTTAAATGTCTAAATTGAGCTGTTGCGTCTGCTTTAACGCAGTTTGAAGGGAGGGGAACATTGTTGTTGGTATCTAAAGATAAAGATGAATAGTTTGTATGTGTGTTAAAATTCCAACCTTGTGATTGGATAGACATAGATGTTTCATTAAGAATATTTTTTGCTGTACTTACATCAACTGTAGTAATTCCAGTAATACTGTTAACTGGTGCTTCTCCGATTGTAGAGAGCATTATATTTACAGCTTGTAATTCGCTTGTAGGTGTAATTTGTGTAGCCATCTGTCCTTTGTGTTAAATTTTGTGTGAGAACACTGGGCGGATTGTCAGTGTTAATCTCCGCCCAATGTAAGTAGAAGTATTATGCTTCTTTAATACCGACTGCCGCTTCTGGTCTTAATACACCATGACCCATGCTGTATTTAGCTACCATTAACGTACCTTGTCTTCTGATGTCGTACTCTTTTTCAACAGCTAAATCCATTAGCTTAACAGTTCCTACTGCTGAAGGGTGAGATACAAGAGCAACAAAGTTTCTTAGGTCTACTGCTTGTGGTTTCGTTCCACCATTAGTAGCTGAACCTGCGTCTGGTAAAGCTGTAGTAATGTTAGAAGTTATAAAATGAGGAACTGGTACTAATTCAATTCCTGCAATTTTCATAACTCTACCTGATGCAACACCACCATTAGCACCACCGCTGAAGTCAACATTGACTGCATTAGTAGCATTTGCTAATTTGTAGTATTCTTCTAGCCTCATAAAGCATTTTCTGCCTTCTGATGGAACATAGTTTGCATCAAGCTCTTTAGCCGCATCAAAGATAGCGTCTATCATTGCGTTAGCCGCAGTAGCCGCTGTAGAAGATGCGATACCTGTGTTAGTTATGTTAGCTGTAGTGTCACCACCTGTTACGTTAGGTGTAGTAGTTAGTGACGCTTGACCAATAGTTTGTAAGATGTGTTTATCTTTCTGAAAAGATAATGCTCTACCCATTTCAGTTGAAAAATTTGACCTTACGTCCCAATGGTTTTTTGCTTCTTCGATATTCGCTACGAATACTGAAGATATTAAAAGGTCATTAATTGTAATAACCTTTTCGTTGTGGTTAATTGCAGAACCTAATATTTCAGCTCCAACTGCGTGATACTCAGCACCTATTCTTCCCATTACTGGAAAAGATGCCGATTTCCCATGACTGATACTTCTTACCATATCAGCACCTTGTGTTTTTGAAGCTCTTTCAAATGAAGTAATTACTTCACCTGCGAATACTTTTAAAAACAGGGCATCATCACGAGTAGAACCACTATTAGCATTTCCGAATTTAACTGGACTTGCGTTTGACATGTGATTGTCTCCTTTATTGATGTTAGTTTATAAAAGCCTCTTCAATAAGTTATTTAGTCAAGATTGTCCCTCGCAAGGGGTCAAGTTATTTGGCTAATTAAAGTTGGCAGTTGCCACGCATAAGCGTTGCACAACTATTTTTTTAGTTACAGTTCCACTTTCTTAAAGCTAGTGCTTTTCTAGTGGGTTTTCCGTTCTTAGACATAGCACCAGATACTCCACCCATTCTGGCACAGAAGCTCTTTTTTCTTCCTGCGGCTCTTGAACCTGCTTTAGGGTTTCCTGTCACTGGAGCTTTTAAGTTATGTCCTTTACTTTTAAAAAAAGCCCTTCCTCTAGCATTTAAGCCACCAGAAGGACTTTGATATTTCTTAGCAACCATTATGCTTTCGCAGTTTTGGCGGCTCTCTTAAATTGTTTAGCAGTAGGTCTTCCTTTAGTACCTGCTGTTCGCATTTTCTCACCTGAACCTGCTTTAATTCTAGCACGTTTCTTATGAATGTTTGCGTATAATCCGTTCTTTGCCATTATGCTTTCTTTTTCTTACTCATTATTTTTGATTTTAAAGCGGCAGGTAATCTTTTCTGTCCACCTTTTAATGCTTTACTTGGTCTTCCTTTTTTAGAACCATACGTCCCTTTTCCCATTGGCATAATTATTTATCCTTTTTTTTAGTTTGTGTTTTGACTATATCGTCTATCTCTGATATTGCGTGTTTTGCATGTACTAATTTATCAAACTGTGATTTTATAGTTTTCATAAAATTATCATGGTCTGCAACACCAACAGAATTTTTTAAAAATGTATCAATAACTGCTGTACTTTCCGCAACTTCTGCGTCATACAGCTTTCTTAATGCTATTAGCCACATACTATAAATCTGATTTAGATAATTTTTCTTGAACCATTGCTTGATACGCAGGGTCTTTTTGATACCTATCATCACCCATAGCGGCGGTAACTTCAGCCCAAGAATTGTAACCATCTTGACCTGTAATTGTACCTTTACCTTCTACAAGATTAGGCTCATTACCATTTGCTTTTTCAAATTTAGCTTTTAATCCAACAACTGCTAACTTTGCAGTTTCTATATCATTAGAATTTACCGCAGTATTGTAAGCTGTCTTCTCTTCTTCTGACATATTATCTGCCGCCCAATTTGACATATCTGAATAAGCATCAGCACCACCTACCATATCTTTAATAGATTTTGATTGTTGGTCAGCTATTGCTTTTTGACCTTCAATAAACTGGTCTACATAATTTTTTGGTATACCTGCTTTTTCTAATGCGTCATACGATTTAGCATCTAGCTCACCTTTTTCAGCATATTCAGAAGACAAAGTTTCCATATTTAACCCTGCATTCTCAACTGCTTTTTCAGCAATATCTAAATCATTTTTTGTATCTGTTTTAGGAGCTTCCTCTTTTGGAGCTTCTTCTTTATTGTCACCAAGTTTCTTTTCTAACTCTGAATATGACTTTGCTAAATCTTCAACTGAATTGAATTTTTCAGGTAAGCCTTCAGGTTTACTTTGTGTAACATTTTCTTCTACTGGCTTTTCGCTAGTAGTCTCTTCTTGTTTTATCTCTACTGTTTCTACCATTTGTATTTCCTTATTATGGTTTAGTTAGATTGTTTGCGACTTGTGGAATAGCTTTTTCTGCCATCTGCATCATTTGTTGTTGTTGCATTTGTTCTTCTTGTGCCGCTTCCTGTGCCGCTTGTTCTTCTGCTAGTTGCTCTTGTGATTTTAATAAACCATCTGTATCAATCCCTAAACCAATAGCGATACGTTTGATTAAATCATCAGGGTTTAATGCCTGAACAACTTGCGGATTTATCTGTGCAAGATTTCCTATCTCTGCAACAAATTCTCTTAATTTTTGTAAATCATTTCCTCTACCCAATGCTTCGATACCAGTAATAATAGTTGGTTGAACTGTGCCTTTAGGTAAAGTTGGAATTTCTTTTGCTTGTTCCATTCTTTTCATAAGAATAGAAACTAAAGGTAATTGAAATTCTTGTGATAATAATGAATAAATACCACCCATAGCAGTCTCTAATTGTTCTGCCATGTATCTAATTTCCTGTGCTGTTACTCTTTCAGCATCTCTTTGTATTGCTGTGTGTAGTAAGAATGCGTAAGACATTCTCTCTTCTAATTTAGCAATAGACTTTTCTACTACTTGTAAATCATATTGTTTTTGTGCTTGTAGTACAGACACATCATCAGTTGTACCAGTAATAATGTCACCATTTCTAGTCATAGCTAAATCTTTTTTTCTGGTAACAGAATTAGGTCTAACCATAAATACGATTTTAGATGATGCCGCCGCACTTTCTATAAGTGCTTGTGATAAACCTTCTAACGATTTTAAGTCACCTTGAAATTCTTCAACGTAGCCTCTTCCATAATCTTCATTGTCAACTCTAACCATTCTTAGAGCTTGGTAAGGCATTCTTTCTTTTTTAAATGTACCAATACTTTCAGGTATTTTAATTCCTTGTACTTCTTGACAT